ATATTTTTTAGCATATTCTAGCTTAGAGTCTTTATTTTGAATGTAATTATTAGTAACCCTATCTAATACATTGGCTTTATTCTTTTTGTACCATTCTTGCTGACATTTTTTATTGCAATTTTTGCACCATGTTCCTTTTTTCCATTCATTATGTTCTACTTTACAAGAAGAGCAGATTTTATTCTTTTTCATTTGGTTTTCTCCTACTCATAGTTACACCAAATGTCCCAAATTGTTCCCAGTTTTTTGAAGAAGATTAGGTATCTCTAGAATCTCCATATAGGTATTTAAATGTAGGAAACCTCAAAGAGATACCGCCTTTTTCGTTCTCTGTCTCCTCAAAATATTGTACCAAAATAATCTTGCCAAGAATCTTCTTAGGGTTCTTATAAAACTCTTGTCTTTGTTCGATACTAAAACCAGACCCAACTCGTACAGTATGTCCCTTATGCTGAATCATAACACAACTCAACATAGTTTCCTCACATTCTGCACCATCCTTAACATAACGGAATGGCCCCATTTCAGTATCTAGAACCTCATATTCATCATCAAAGAATGACTTATATTTGAGTAGGTCTTTGGATCGCTTTCCTTTATATGGAGCATCTGATCGAAGCATAAGCCCCTCCCAGCCATTCTCAGTAGATTCTTTGACAAATTCTTGGAAATGGTTTTCATCCTTAATCAAGGATTGCTCCAGAAGTGTCAAGCATGGACATTCGTTCTTCTTCATAATCTCTGTAAGATTCTTGAGCCTGATACTAAATGGTCGATTTTTCTCTCCCTTCTGGCTATAAAACTCATCATGAGTAATCATATCAAAAATTTTATAGGAAGGATTGGGAATAGTATGATCCTTCTTGCGAAGTTCCTTCATTACTCCTTGAAAATCCTCGTTACCCTCTTCATCAACCAGACAAAGCTCTCCATCAAGAACTACATTAGTAAGTCCCAAAGCTTTAATCCCACCGCTAACAATATCAAGAGTATCAAAGATTTTTCCCGTGCGGGAATAAAAGGTAGTATTACTATTACCATCAACAATAGCAATACATCTAGCACCGTCGATCTTCCTGCTAACATACCATCCATCCTTCCAGTCTACGATTTTAGGAACATACTTGTCCGCTAGAGCAACACTAAATGTTGGGATATGATCTGGAATAGCCTTATTAATCAGCTTATCTCCAGCACGGGTTTTCAAATCCTTGTCAATGATGCAATGAACGAGTTCTTCGTATTCTCTTTGGTTGTCAATAAAGCTATTAACTGCTCCAATAGCATCATGACCTGTGATTTCTCTATTCTTCAAAGCATCCAACAGATCAAATATAGACTTGTATACTTTACCACGCAGATGACTTTTCTTTTTAAGATTATCACTAGTTACATTGTACTGCCAAAGAGGATGATAAGTATAGAGCAGAATCTTTTTAAGAAAATTTGCTCCACTCTCATTAGAGGAAGTATAATCCTCAATAATGCCAACTTTATCAAGTGTGCTGCTAGTTGACTTCAAATCACGAACAAAACCATTAAGATGCTCAAACGACATTTTTATTTTCTCCTGTGTTGTCCCAATTCTACCATACGGTAGTCCCTTTGTCAAGTATCATCTAATCGGTTTCGTTTCTTAAATACTATCGCCATAGACTGAACCAAATCGCTGCCAGAAGTTTGAAACCAACATGGAAAAAACGCATGAATTATCAAACAAAATCCAGCCAATAAAGATAAGCATCCAAAAAATACAGCAAACCTAAAATGTTGCCAGTATGTCATATTGTTTTCTGCTAGGTGTTCTTTAATCTTATTTTTCATATCGTTTTTGTCTTGAAAGAAAATAATTCATAGCGTTAACGATGCTCTGAAAATCATCACCCAGTTTGCCTATGCCAGTATTGCAAGGTTCACAGAGCCAGCCCCTAAAACTATTATCATCATGATCATGATCTAAGGCCCATTTGTAGGGAACCTTTTTACAGCACTCACATACTTCTGGTTTTGGTGGCGCTTTTTTATGTAGCTTAACTCTAATCTTAGAATGTTTTTTAACACACTTGCGACATCTGCTATCAAGATTATCTTTGTACATAGTGTGTTTGGGAAAACTTGCTAAGTTTTTACGTTTTCCACAGTAAGTACAAATTTTTCTCATAATATTAAGTGGACGATTGGGGAATCGAACCCCGTCCAGTATAAACGTCTATATAAACTTCTACATTGTTAGTTACTTGTTATCACACAAATAACAAAGCTATCAGAATTATCTGAGTCAGATTGAGTACAATCATCATTCCTATTTATGTCTGGTAGGACTACCATATCCGAATATCGGAGTCAGCATGATTTGGTAATAAGGCTCATGCCGCCCCACTCATTACCTAATTAATTAGGCAGCGAGAGCGAGAGTTGAAACTTCGCCAATTAACATTTTTAATCGACTTTTATACTGGCCGGTCGATCAACCAGTCAATGCAATTTATATTTCTTTTTACCTGTCGATACCAGGAATCGCCCGTTCTTTAGTATACCCCCAAAACTTTGGTTTGATATGAATTTCTGGAGTTCTTTCTATAATAATCCTTGCTGGCTTGTTTGACAACTTTTTTAGTCTTTGAATATCTGAATAAAGTAGGAAGTTAAATCCTAGTGAAGTTAGGAATAATCCTGCAAAAATAGCCGTTAATGGTTGAAGTCTCATCAGAATCCTTCCTGTTTAAAGTAGGGCGAGTTGGAGTCGAACCAACCTATGAACACCTTATAAGAGTGTCGGATGCAACCGGCTTACCTTCCGCCCCGTGTTGAGTTATTGTATCATATCGACCAACCACTGTCAAGACCTTTAGGAATTTTGTTGAGACTCTAGTTGATTTAATCTTTGACTAATTTTATCTAGAGCTAATGCTGCATCTCCACAAGCCTTACACAAGTCAGAATATAAATATTCTTTCAAGTCATGAATTTGATCTTTTAGTTGTTGTATTTCTTCTTTTGACATATTATTTAATAGTGTTGAATGTTTCGTTTGATTCAGGATGCCAAAAAATCATCTCATTAGAGTCATCGTCCCATGCACACTCTATTTTTCCAGACGAGGCTACTTGGCTCAGGCTTGAGTTGTAAATCCATTTTTTAATCTCGGCACAAAGATGATCATAGTTACATTCAGAAATTATGAACTCATCATTATATCCTGGTTCAATATATTTTCTAACCAAGTTTTCTGCTTGAGCTAATGAAATCAAGTTGTCTACCTGATGATGGTATGATCTGGGAAAAACCATTACTACGTTTTTTCTAATGCTTTTAGTAAAAAGATTGACGTTCCTAATATTCAAATAGTTACTCATCATTGTCCTTTGAGGGTTTTGCAGAAATACTTGTCTTGTCTTTATTTGCCAACCAAAAAACCATGTCGTTAGACTCGTTATCCCAAGCACATTCTACGAATCCTTTTGAAGCAAGTTTAGCTAGACCAACTCCATAAAGCCAATCTCTAATATCATTGAATACATCATCAAAAATCTGTTCGTTGATAAGATAATTACCTTCTTCGTCAAGTCCAAGGTTATTTTTTTTGATCAAGTTAATTACCTGACCAATAGAGATAAATTCATCCAAATTTTCTGTATAGTCTTTTTCAAAAGAGGATGCAGCACCCTCTCTCATAGCTTTGGCATAACCTTCCAAGTCAATAATACTATAGCTTTCCATCGTTTCTTCCAATTAAAGATATTTTGTAGTACCCTTGCCACTCTCGTTAATTTTACACCGCTCCAACAGATTGTCAATAGTGTTCTGCAAACTATACTCCCCTCTACTTAGCCACTTTTTATCCTCATAAAGAGCAGTGGTAATTTGAGGCAGATAGAATTGGATAGCTCGTTCAAATTCTTCTGGAAAATAAGTCTTTAAAATACGCTCAATATGATAGAGACTGTTTACTATCTTATCTCTATTGTCAAGCAGAATATTGATTTGATCTTTTTGTTCTTGAGTAAGAGACATTACGCCTCCACCTTTGGTTTAAGTTTCATAAGCTTATGCTTAATTTTCCAAACATGAGTCTCTTTGTTCTGAATATCTGGCCCCATATAAATGTGACAGAAGCCTTGGTGCTTGTCCAGACCCCATGCTTTAATTCCATGCTGGTCAATCCCTTCCACAACAAAACGACCCCTATAACCCATCGGGATGAACTCAGCACCCCTCACAAAGTATGGGCCTCCACCAACTCTAATTCTATCTCCTTTAATCAGTTCCTTCCAATTAAAGTCACGAATAATCTTTGTGTTCTTTGCTTCTTTGCTCTTTGCCTTAAAAACGAACGGAGCATTGCACTTAGGACACATATAAGCTCGCGGGCCTGTGGTAGCTCCACATTTTTCACAAGTTTTTTGACCCTTACCCATTTTCTTTTCTCCTGTGTTTGTTGACGTTACACCCTAAGTATATCTCACTTATCGGCACTGTCAAGAGGGAATCTTTAGAGTATTCTCGATTTTTTGATTTAGTCACTAATTTAGATAATATAGCCTTCTTTTTCTGCTTCACTATCACAAAGAGTTTTTATCCATGCCATAACCGGCTCTCCTTCATTGTCTCTTCTTTGTTTACGAAGCTTTCCTTTTTCTCCAGTAACTTCACAAGTTGTATAACTCATACTTTCTGCCATATCTATTGCTCCTTTGATAAAATCATCAGCGCCATAAGCATAGGCTCTTAGCCCACCAAACTTTTCCTTAATTTGACTCCAACAGAAAAAATCTAGAGGCTCATTAGTCTTTTGCTTGTAATGAAGACGATTATCTACAATATAACATAGCTTGGATAGGATATTAAACCAACCATCCCCACATTCTATCCATGTAAGATTTTTAAACTGTTCAGGATAGGCTGAGATTAATTTAGCTGTTAGTTCAGGACTCATTGTAATCTACCTTGTGTATAATTCGTGTTCCAAGATGAGCGTTACTTAATTCTGTACTATCGTTAAGAGATTCATCACAAAGTCTTTCAAATTCTTTTCTGTCAATCTTTCGACCATCAAGAATAGTTTCTTCAAGATGTTTTTGAGTCAGCTCTTCTGGCTTATCAATCAATACAGTATCATAAGCGTGTTCAAGATTCTTAGCTTCAATCACATACTTATGTCGAAACAAAGAAACGGTATTAACTTCAAAAAGTGGCATAATAATCTCCTTAGTCTATGTTGATATTATATTCATTAACTAATCTGTGAAATTCTGATCTAATCTTGTCAAGAGCATCACCCGCATCGGTAAAATCATTGCTATATTTCTGCCAAGACCGTAATTGTTGAGAAAAATCCCACAACATTCTTTTAGCATCATTGGCTTTAACAGCCGTATCAAACTCGTACTGTTCTTCTGGTAGTTTAAATTTTAAAGTTGCTATTGGCATAATTCACCACTTCTTTTTAAGATCGTCTGGTCTTTTGTCTGGATCTGGAATAATAGTCAAAACATTGTTTCTGAAAGTTGTCATATAGCTTTGAGAAATCTTTCGCTTCAACAATCCCTCTTCTTCAATCTGAGTATAAACATTAATTCGATAATAGTCATGGAATACATTAATAACTTTAGTCATCAAATGATTTTTAGGTTTCTCAACCTGCTTAAACAATAGTCCCTCAAGCTCAAATTCATTAGTCATCTAGCTCTCCTGTTTGCTCTGTTCAAAATCCTAATAGTCTCTTTAGCATTGCTTGGAACCATAACCAGGCTTGGTGCGGTCTTATGTCCCCAATCCATATATCCAACAGCTTTTTGTTCTGCTGAACATTCCTTACATACAATATTTCTATTAGTTTCTACAAGAAACTCATATCTTTC